GTTGACCAAAATGATATAAGAATATACGGCAATCCCACTACTGGAGAAAATCTAAAACCTATACAATGACAATATGTTGTGATATCGATGGCTGCTTAACAGATGGCAAAATCTGGGTGGACCATCAAGGTAATATCATTAAGTCCTTTAATAACAAGGACATCGGAGCCATCAAAGAGCTAATCTCTATGGGCTATCAGGTGCATTTAGTAACCGCAAGTTCATGGCCAGGTGCAGAGGCATATCTTAGAAGGTCAGGGGCACAATTGCACATCATACGAAATAAAGAGACTATCCCTTTTGACTACCAGATAGCCATCGGAGACTCGGCATGGGATATACCTATGCTTTGTAAGGCAAAACATTTATTTTGTCCAGCTGATGCTTCTTTAGAGGTAAAGTGTTTGGATGGGGTCCATCCCCTAAAAACACCCGGAGGTCAAGGAATCATGCTTGAATTGGTCCGCATACTTAGTCAATGGGGTACAGATGTTGATAAGTAGTACTACTTATATTTGGTAGATTCAAAAATTTTTCGTATATTAGGGGGTGAATAAAGGGTAAAAAATCAACGAGCCTTCAGTCCTTCGGGGTTGAGGGCTTTTTTACACTATGCCTTACAAATCAAGAGCCCAAGCAGCTTTCTTTAACATTAACAAGAAAAAGCTCGAAAAGCAAGGAGTTAATGTGCAGGAGTGGAATAAAGCCTCCAAAGGCAAGAAACTCCCTAAGATGGCTAAGAAAAAGAAGTAATGTCATCACTCACCACCATAGACTGGGATGTTGTAGGCGAATACCTAATGGCAGGATGCTCTGGAGTAGAAGTAGCCGCACACCTCGGTATCCACGAAAACACTCTGTATCAACGATGTAAGTCGGATTTAGGGGTCGATTTTGTGGCATTTAAGCAAGAAAAGCAAGCATCAGGAGAAAGCCTTTTGAGAAAGGTCCAATTTGATGCAGCAATCAAAGATAAAGACCGTGCTATGCTTATTTGGTTAGGCAAGCAAAGGTTAGGTCAGAAAGAAAAAGGCGAGCAAGATATTAAGGTTGATGGCGGCATTAACATAGTATTCAAGCCAGCCAATGAGACAAGTTGATATTCGATATACAAGTGTCTTTGAAAGAAACTTACTAGCCTATCAGGCAAAAAGATTTAGGGTAATAGCCAACCAAGGCTCTACTCGATCTGGTAAGACTTATTCAATTTCACAACTTTTAGCTCTTTACATACCGCACAAGGAAAAGGTTACGATTTCGGTGGTTAGTCCATCCTTACCCCATTTGAAAAGGGGTGCTAGGCGCGATATCCTAAAGATACTCGAAGATGCTGGCATCTACTCAGATGACAACTTTAACAAGACCGACAATGTTTATCATTACCCAAATGGCTCATACATTGAGTTCTTTGGGGCTGAGGACTCGGGTAAGGTAAGAGGACCAGGGCGAGACATACTGTATATAAACGAGGCAAATCTATTGCCTCACTCGATTTACCAGCAGTTAGCCCTTAGAACCAAGCAGACCATCTTTTTAGACTTTAACCCAGTCGATGAGATGAGCTGGGTGTACGATGTCGCTGATAGAGATACTAACCTCTTAATCCATTCAACCTACAAAGACAACCCCTTCCTGCCAAGTGAGCAGATAGCTGAGATTGAAAGTCTGAAAGATGCAGACGAGAACCTCTGGAAAGTCTTTGGGTTGGGAGAAAGGGGTAAGTCCTCAGAGATTATCTACACCCATTGGAGGCAAGGTCAGTTCCCGGATGAATGCGAAACGGTTTATGGCTTAGACTTTGGCTACTCAGTACCAACTGCTTTAGTCAAGGTGGGGTTTCACGAGAAACAAACCTTTGTCAAAGAAATGCTTTACGAAACTAAGCTAACTACCACCGATTTAATAGAAAGGCTAAAGGTCTTAAACATCAAGAGGTCTGATGAGATTTACTGTGATGCTGCCGAGCCTAAGACTATTGAGGAACTGGTCAGAGCTGGGTACAATGCCAAGCCAGCCGAAAAAGATGTCTATGCAGGCATCCAAAAAGTCAAGAGCCAGCCTTTAATCGTTACCCCTGACAGCACGAACCTAATAAAAGAGATTAGGTCCTACAAGTGGAAAGTAGATAAAAATGGCAAGGTTCATGCAGACGAGCAGCCAGTTAAGATGTGGGATCACTTATGCGATGCGATGCGGTATGCAATTTACACAAAACTAAACAAGCCCCGATTCGAGGTGATGGCTTGGTAAAATAAAGAAAGTGGGTAGAATAAAAGATGCGTGGGATGCGTTAACTAAGAAAGCGGTGCCGATGATGCCGATAGGCCAGCCTTTTGCTTCCTATCAGGTAACTGGGGGCACTTTTGTTGGCATCAGCGATAACAGAACTAACTACATAAGGGATGGTTATCAGGTTAATGATATCCTTTACTCTACAATAACCCTGATTACAGACAAGGTAAAGCTGCCCGATTGGACCACCTATAAGGTTGTCGATGAAGCCGCCTTCAAGTCGTATCAGGGATTAATGAGAAAAAAGGACATCTCTACTGAGGACTTTCAAAAGGCTATGGGCTATAAGAAAAAAGCCTTAGAGCCTATTTATGTTGATAGACTTACTGAGCTTTTACGATACCCTAACGACTACGAGACCTTTCAGGACCTAGTCGCTAACTCTACTGGATATAAGCTGATAACTGGTGGCCGCTGTGTTTGGGCTCAGATGCTAGACATGGGAGCCAATCAGGGCAAGCCTTATCAGTTGCATAATCTACCCTACCAAGAGGTAAATATCATTGCTTCGACTAATATGTTCCCCATCGTTGAAGAGGGGTATATGATACCGGTCCTTTCAGATGCTTTGTTCACAAAACAGCAAGTTTTACACGATAAATACCAAAACTACGACTGGGATATCAATGGCTCGCACCTTTACGGCATGAGTCCTCTTAAATCTGCTTTACGCAGGTTAAGTAGGTCTAATTCAGCCATTAAGGCGAGTGCTGCTATGCTCGAAAATCAAGGGGTTAAGGGTGTCCTTTATGTCGATGACCCAAGAGTCATGAATGGCGGGGTAGATGTTGCCGATACAAGAAAGCAAGTAGAGGCTATTAAGAGTAAACTCGTAGGTAAAGGCGAATGGGTAGGATCAGAGAACTGGGGCCGCATTGGTGTCTCTGGTTACAAAATGGGATGGCAGTCTGTTGGGCTTAACCCAGTAGAGCTATCTATCATTGATTCTGAGAAATGGGATTTAAAGCGGTTTAGCTCGGTTTATGGGGTGCCTAGTCAGTTGGTGGGTGATTCTGAGTCTAGCACATATAACAACGTTAGAGAGGCTGAAAAGGCCCTTACTACTCGTTGTGCAATGCCTCAGTTGGTTTCGTTCCGCAACCACTTTAACAGAAAGCTACAAACAGACTGGGGATACAAAGGCCAGAATGTTTACATTGACTTTGACCATACCGTATTTACAGAACTGCAAGAGGATGTAGTCGAAAAATCAGGATGGATTAAAGACCTAAAAGCCCTTAGCCCTAACGAGCAAAGAATGCTGTTGGGATTAGAAAGAATTGAGAACCCCATTTTTGATGAGCCATGGATAACTACGCAAGATGGTATGCCATTTAGCGAGTACGAAGCTCCAAACATGGACCTGAGTGATGTAAATAACGAGGATCAAGATGACCTCGATAATGAGTGAGGTTTACAGAACTTATCCTATAACCAAAAAGGAGAAGTGCTGCGCCTTACTAAAAGCTAAAATGGAGGCTAAGCGATTGGCCTTAAAAAATAGGTTGATGAATGACCGACAAGGAGAGAATAGAATATGCCAAGCAGTTTGCGAACACGAATCGCAAGTTCGGCAAAACACACTTTCCTAAAGTCAAAAGGCAACTCGATAAGGTTGTCAGCTCTTTGATAGGTACAATAAAGAAACGAGGTCCTAGACAGGCTTTGGTGGACTTGCGGACAATGCTCTGGAATGATGAGCTTTACAAACCAATTGAGAGTATTTACAAGTCAGTTGGGGTGTACTGGGCTAACCAGACCTACAAGTTAATCCGTAGAGAAGCTGGGCAAAAGGGGATAGGCAGGTCAGAGGAGTGGGCAAAGTTCGTAATGGATGAGCTTGAAAGGACCCTACTGCAATATGCCGTAGTAAAGACCTCAGAGACACTTAGGAATCACTTAATCCTAGTACTGCAATCTGCAATCTCTAAAGAGCTTACGGTCGATGAGATTGTTAAGCTGTTTCAAGAGTCTGGCTTTACTGCCATGCAAGCGGAGAGGATAATCAGAACAGAGGTTGGAAGGGCTGCCAATACTGGGGTAAAAGCATCGGCTGAGTCATTTAACTACGAAATGGTCAAAGAATGGATTGCATTTAGAGACACAAGGACCAGAGGTTTTAGACCCGAGCAACCTAAAGACCATTATCACATGGACGGTCAGGTGGTGGACTTTTACGACAACTTTGTGGACCCTAGGAGCAAAGAGCAGATTGAATATCCCTTAGCTCCGGGCGGTTCGGCAGGGATGGTCATAAATTGTAGATGTAGTTGGATTGTTGTACCTAAAAGAGATAGCAGAGGTAGATTAATAAACAGGGGAGGAGCTTGATCGGCTACGGCCAATACTGCGGAATCATGAAATAATAACCAGGGTCAACCCTCCCAAAATATTGAATATGAAAAGATACTTTGAACAAAAGACAGTAAGCAACTCAGTGCAGGATGTCTCTACGACAACTCGCAAAGTAAAGGTTGCTATCAGCCAGATGGGCTCTAAAGACCTTGATAATGATGTCATTGACTTTAATGCCTACAACAAGACAATGGCAGAGAGAGGTCCTAAAGGGGCTAACCTCATCTGGCATCTGACAGACCACAACCCAAGCCTAAAGTCAGCTATTGGCAAGTTCTCTGAGTTATATGTAGAAAAGGACTATCTAGTAGGTATTACCGATGTGCCTAACACTACATGGGGCAATGATGTTCTTGAGTTCTACAAATCTGGTCATATTAACCAGCATTCGGTAGGCTTTAGAACTATCAAGGCTGAGAACCAAAAGAGTGCTGAGGGTGAGTACAACCTTATCAAAGAGATATTGCTTTTTGAAGGTTCTGCTGTCCTTTGGGGTGCTAACCCTAACACCCCTACCATTGAGGTAGGTAAAAGCCTAAGTGGTCAAGAAATCCTTGACAACCATGCTAAACTTAGTAAAGAGCTGAGCATGCTCTTAAAGTCATTGAAAGATGGCCGCTTCTCTGATGATGCCTTCGAGTTTATCGAAATCAGAGTAGCACAAATTAACGAGGCAATAAAATCCCTTATATCTGTTGAAGCCACTCCTAAAGTAGAGCAACCCGAGCAATCAGTTGCAGAAGCTAAGGAGCCGGAGGTTGATTTAAGCGGATTGAAGCATAACTTAAATAACTTATTAACTAAATTAAATTCCTAACAATGGAAGAATTGAAAAGCATCGAGACTGCGGTAAAATCAGCTACTGAGTCTGTTGAAAAGATGAAAGCCGCCAATGAGGCTGCTATTGCTGGTGTAAAAAATGATGTAGCCGAAGTAAAGGCTGCTGTGGTAACTATGGATGAGGCTGCTAAGAAGAACCAAGCTGCTCTTGATCATCTGATTGCTGAGAAGTCAGCTAAGAAGGTTGACAACAAGAACAAGTCTTTTGGTGAGGCTTACAACGAGGCTATCGCTGAGGCTTTTGAAGCTAAGCAAGCTGAACTCAAAGAGTTCCAAAAGAACAAGAATGCCAAGCTGACTATCGACCTGAAAGCTGTAGGTACAATGACCCTCGGAGACAACCTCAGTGGTGATGGTGTAGCTACTTACAATCAGCGTCAAGGTTTGGTGCCTGCTCAGAAGATTAACATGCGTGATCTTAT